AACTGAGCTTTTGAATTTGGTTTGGAATCCATTCTTGTCGAAATGATTTATAATCTTGCATTATCAAAAGGTCTGCATAGGATAAGGAATACGAATTGAGCCATGAATAGCATCACGATATGTTGTCTCTGTTACATCTCTACGACGATGAAAACCGAAAACATTTGCAATGATAAGAGTGTTTGCTTTGACTTTCATTTTTTGCGGAGTCAATCCAAGTTTCTCGATTTCATGTTCATCGATTCTTAAACTTCCCTCACGATGGCCATCACCTTTCCAATCTTCATAGTTGCTATTGAAAGCATTTAATGACTGTTTATAATGCCAATCAATAATCTCTGGACTTTCCATAAGATCAACGGAACATGGAACATACTCGAATGCACCTTCTTCTACATCATTTGGAAAATACCAGAACTTTACAGCAGGGAAGAAAATATCAGAATGGAAAACCTTTTGAATATCGTTGTCGTCTGGTTTGTTTTCAATTCTCTGTAAAAAGATGTTTTCATAAAACAATTTTTCTGCTCCATCTGCTCGTTGCAGACCGGTAGCATTACAGACATACAACTTAATTAGATCATAGATCATAAGAAGATGCCCATCGGGTGTGGGCCGATTGAAAGGTTGCTTATTAACTGAAAATTTGTCAACTCTTGAAATTGAGAGATCTGCAACTTGCGTTAGATACTTTTCTAGAACATTATTGATTTGAACATATCCAAGAGTATGATACTTATTAGAGAACACACTTGTATGTGATCGGATAATTGAAGCATAATAAGAAAAGATCATACGAAAAACATGAAGACCGTTTTCAAGTTTTTCTTTCGTATAGACAACACCGTCTATGTTTTTATAGTTTGAGGTGAGTCTAACATATTCTTCTTCATCTTCTGTATAATTTAAAAGAAAAGAAATATTTTGAAGATTGCATTCACGTTGATATGGTGTAGAATTTGGATCTAGAAATTGCAGTTCGTTTTTCTTAATAGAAAAAAGCTGATCATCATTAAGATCTAATCCGTTCTGACATAAAAACCGGGTGAACAGAGGAATTCGCATACAACCGAGCCTGTGAAATATGCTCTGGTTTTCTGTGCCACTTTCCGTTGATATTGTCATTATAATAATTGTCCTCTTCTAATACATTATGAAAGAACTGCTGACGAACCTCTTCGTAGTTGCAGTCTCCTCTTGTCTTATGGAGAGAAATAACTTCTCTCTTGAAATTTTCTTTACCGTACTGCTCAACGTCTTCTAAGAGAGTCTTAGATGAGCCATAATAGTCTCTCCAATCGCTCTCTTTACGCTGTCTTCTTTTTCTGCCTTTGACTTTTCTTATGGAGAAGAAATATTTGCGACCAATGTATTTTTTACCAGTCAATGTATTTGTTATAATATAAACCATTCCCTCATATTTGTCAATGTCTTTTAATTCTTCTCCACGGAAAATCCATGGATTATTCTTCTTCATCAAAGAAAATATCGTCCTCCGCCTCTGATAATTCAAAACCACAGATAGGACAGAATTTTACTTCCAAATCGTCATTTTCTAATTCAATGGTTGATTCTTCAATACACTTTGGACAGATGATTGTATCGCTTACTGCGCCCATACTTCCTCCCAGCTTCCTTTGAGTGCTCCCTTAGCATAATCTGTTGCTCGATTCTCAAAGAAATTAGTATGAATCGGAGCATTGATAAGAGTTTCCACCCAAGGTAGTGGATTTCTTTTGACTTTGAAGATACCTTTGAGACCCATACTAATCAGACGGCGATCTGCGATATATCGAATGTATTTTTTGACCTCATCATCTCTTAAGCCTTGAATGGTACCCATCTGAAAAGCCAAATCAATGAATTGATCTTCAAGTTCAACCATCTTTTCACAGATGGAATAGATCTGTTCTTTTGTTTTGTCATTCCATTCACCGCGGTTTTCTTCAACAAGATATCGAAATAGCTTGATCATTGCTTCTGTATGCATTGTTTCATCAACAATAGACCAGGTAATAATCTGCCCCATACCTTTCATTTTTCCATGACGTGGAAAATTCAGAAGCATAATAAATGAGCTGAATAGAGCAAGACCTTCTGTAAATGCACTGATGGCTGCGATCTTAATTAAAGTGGATGCATTGTTTTCAATCTTCTCCATAAAGTATTCATGCTTCTGACGCATAGCATCATACTCATTGAATTCGTTGTAGGTTGACTCAGGCATCCCTAATGTTTCAATGAGGTGACTATAGGCTGCAACGTGTAAAGCCTCACGTGCACCAAATCCAAGAAGCATCATACGAATTTCGGGCTGCTGAAAATATGGGAGATAATTCTTAACATACCCACCAGCAACATCAAGATCTGACTGTGTAAAGAAACGAAAAATCTGTGTAAGGAAGTATTTTTCCTCCACAGATAATTTTGTCTTCCAATCTTTGATATCTTCAAGCATTGGAACTTCCGTATGCAACCAGTGAGATTGCTCATGCTTGAGCCAGATGTCGTAGAATTCTGGATATTGAAACGGTTTGAAATATTCGCGTGGTTCTGTAAGCTTAAGCTTCTTCATTGATTGTTGCTCTATCGTTAGGTAACACTTCTGTTAGCAACTTCTTATCACCATACTGTTTGGCAACTTCTTCGTTGTAATAAGGAGATGGTTTCATTGGGCAACCGCCAACACATTGTGTCCAATCATCGCCACTGTTTTTGCCGCATTTTGGACAAATTAGCTTATTTTCTGCTTCAAACATTCTTCTTCCTCTAAATTTATTGTACCACATACTGGACATTGCCCAGGCTTAATTCTCGACGTAACGATCATATCAGGTTCTGTGGATGTGTCGTTACCATTTATATATCCTCTTTTCCAAGCATACTCTGGATTAAATCTTGCTCTGCATCCTTTACAGTTAATCAGTGACATTTATAAAAGGTCTCCTATCTGCCCATCAACAATATCATCAATTTTTTATCCTTCACAAGCTAAACAGGTTTCTCCATCAGCAACCTGAGTAAGATCAATCTCTTGAATAATCTCACGTTCGATTCGTTTTGCAATTTTATCTGCTTTCCCAATCTTATCAGAACGACAATAATATAAAGTCTTCAATCCAGATTTCCAAGCTAGGAAATGAACAGCATGAAGATACTTAATGTTAGTGTCTGGTCTAAAAAATAAATTAACAGACTGTGCTTGATCAATGAATTGCTGTCTATCAGCAGCATGTTCAATCAACCATCTTTGATCAATTTCCATGGCAGTCTTGAAGATATCTTTTTCTAAGTCAGAAAGAAACTTCAAATGCTGTACAGATCCATCGTTTGAAATGATAGATGACCATATTTCATCATAATCTAATTTGGTATTTTCTGTACACTTGTTTTTAATCAGTTCGTCAAGATATTTGTTCTTTGCGAAATGAGAACCGGAAAGTGTATCCTGTCTGTAGGCGTTTGCTCTAAACGGTTCAATAGAAGGTGATGTATTTCCCATGATAATTGAGCTTGAAGCGTTCGGTGCAATTGCCATAAGATGAGAAAATCTTTTTCCGGTTCCGACTGCATCTGGAGCTTCTCCTCTCTTTTCAGCAAGAACTTCGTTAGCTTCATCGAGGTTGCTTCTGATGTGTTTGAAGATTCTCATATTGGCAGATTTAGCCATAGCGCTCTCAAAAGGAATTCCTTTCTTTTGAAGATATGCATGAAAACCAAGAGCACCGACACCAATTGATCTCTCACGCATGGCAGAAAACTTAGCACGACTAATAGTATCTGGTGCAAGATTGATAAAGACAGTCAGTACATTATCAAGCATTTCAGCTACATCAAGAATAAACTGAGGATTCTTAGACCAAGCATCATAGTGTTCAAGGTTCAAAGAAGACAGACAGCAAACAGCTGTTCGATCTTTTGATGTTGGAAGAATGATTTCTGAACACAAATTCGATTGATTAATTGTCAATCCTTGATCTTTAAGAAACTGTGGCAACCCGCGCCGGGATGTATCAATGAAATGCAAATATGGTTCTCCGGTCATCATTCGCAATTCGATGATCTTTTGCCAAAGACTACGAGCACTAAGTGTCTCTATTATTTCTTTAGAGTGCGGATCAATCAATGGCCAACTGTCATCTGCGTTTGGATCTTTCATACAATTCTCAATCAGCTCCATAAAGTCATCTGTGATATTGACTCCATGATGAAGATTAAGACAGCGAAGGTTCTGATCACCAGTCGGTTTACGCATTTCAAGAAACTGAATAATGTCTGGATGGCTAATATCTAAATAAACAGCGTATGATCCACGGCGAGTTTTACCCTGTCGAAAAGCAAGAGAACTTGCATCATACATTTTGAGATGAGTTGAAACACCAGTAGATTTATCGTCACTTGAACGAATACCAAAACCAATACCAACACCGCCGCCGAGCATTGACAACCAATTTGTTTCACTAAGTGTATCAACCAATCCCTCTGCTGTATCATCAATATAGTTCAGATAACAGGAAATAGGCAAGCCTTTTTTAGCACGGCCATATGATAGAATTGGAGTACTAAAAGACAACCAATGCTTTGAAGAATAATCATACAGCCTTTGTGCATGATCATCATCTGTAGCAAATGTCTTTGATACAAATGCAAATCTTTCTTGAGGCGTCTGTTCGTCTTCTTTCATGTACGATTCTTTAAGACGCGTGATACCAGCCTCTCCAATCAATGCATCTCTGTTTGGCTCAAGTTTGATTCCTAGATATTCCATTTAGTCTCCTTGTACGCAATAATTGATATATGGAAAGATCTTTCCAAGTTCATCCGCAGTCATCAGTGCAATTTCTCGATGTTCTTTCTGAGTACCGTTTCCACTACGTAACTGAATGTAATGAATCCAACTACGAAGAGAACCTTTCATATACATCTTACTCATGGTCATACCTTCAGGCAACACAGCCCGAGCTTGTTCTTTAGCAATACCATGCTCAATAGCCCATGCATATTTTCTCTTTGCAGACTCCACATGTTCTTCTTGAAGACGTTCCCATTCAGCAATAAGCTCATCATCACCATCTTCAAGTTCAATACTATTCTGACGATTTTTCTTGTCTTGCAAACGAGCTTCTCGAACCAAGAAATCCAACGACTTAGTTGGATCAGCATAACGTTGTGAGAACTCCTGAAAAGAAAAAGATCGGTGACGAAGAATCTGTCGACCGATATCTCTTGTGGTAATAATTTCTAACGTTGCATCAACCATCTCAAAGACTGACCAATGCTGATTTTTGGCACAATAAGAGACAAGCTTTTCTGCCGTTTCGTTATTATGCTGATTAGAAGGATTTGAGACGCGAGCTGTATAAGCAATCATCTCAAGTGTATTCATTCCAGATAATTCATCACATGCTGGCTGTGTATAACTTACCAGTTTCACGCTTGGTTGCATATTTTTTCCACTTCATAAAGTTGAGATAAAATTCTGGCCCATGATATGCATGTTTATTTATCAGAGTCAGAATATCTTTTACAGACATACCAGACATAATCATTTCATTAATGTCTTTTCCATCTGTCTTTGGCCACACAACGATTGAAAATCCCATATCCGCAGCTTTCTCCATTGTGTATGCGATATGCTTATTGCGTGGCTGATTGTCAAAAATAAGTACTGTGTTTTTACGATTTTTTACAATTGGATATACAGCTAATAGATTTGAATTACCAACTGCAAGAGAATTTGGGAGAAAGAGAGAGTCAATAACACCCTCGACCACATAGATACGCTCGGCACGATTAACTCTTGGAATGTTGTAAACAAAAGGATAATTGTCGAGAAGACGAAAGGCTGTATATCTCATGTTTGTTTTACCACTGATATCTCTACCAGTAAACCCGATCAATCGACCACGGCGTGTATATGCTGGAAAGATAATACGAGGTCCATCATCATGAAGTCTATCTGGTGTAACTCTCTCTTTTAGAGATGAATGTACTTCAAGAAGTTTCTGTGAATTGTCACAATAAAACAATTCACTTAGAAATTCTTTTGGAATCTTTCTTTCACGCATGTATACGCGTGCAGGATGATCTTCTTCAAGAAAAGAAAGTTTTGGAAACAGTGCATCTAATCCAGAAGATCGAACAATATTCTTTTTCTTTGAGACAACCTTGACATCTTCTCTTCCTGAAGATTTGAATTTCTCAAGTCTATAAGAATTATACAATGCTCCATTTGCGTCTTTAAGAAAATTCTCGAACGACATACCAGCGTTGCAATTATGGCAACGATAGTTTAGTTTTCCCTTCTTCACATAAAAGTATCCACGCATCTTGCGTTTGTTCTTTTGTGAATCACCACAAATTGGACATCTCAATGAAGCAAGAAATGGATTTCGTTGCTTAATTTTATGCACTGGAAAATTTGTAGTAAGAAGAAGTTGTGCGTATTTAATATCAATGTGATTCATAATAGACATATTATACTAATTACACTATAGTGTAAACCCAGAAAACATTCTCTGGAAA